ACGGGAGAAGGGTCAACCTCGCATAATTACTTCTAGTAAGTTTATCCAAGATATTAGAAAGAAAGATTTAGTAATGCCTACTCGTTTATGTACGTTCGATACGATGGCAAATGACGACGCAGTTTTCAATTCTATTGATATTACCAATCTCTTAGTTCTCACTGCACTTACAAATGGGGAATTTAAACCTAAGAAAGGACAAGCCAGTAAGATTGCGGCAGATTTTCTGAATTATTGTATTAGAAATATGAGCGCCGGAACTTGGATGGAGGCTGTGAACAACGCCTGTACTGATCTAAGATACGGTTTTTCTTTTTTAAATATTGTTACTGAGATAAGAAATTACGGAAAATATGCAGGCTCTAAGGTACTAAAAAAACTTGCTCCTAGAGATCAGAAGTCTGTTTATGGGTGGGTATGGGATAAAGATCTGAGAGAGTTTAGGGGTTTTGTTCAGAAACCTATGTTAAGACAACTTAGAGAACCTACTATCAAAGAATTTGAAGCAGGATTATTTATAGGTGGGATTACAAATGGTTTTCTTTTACCCAGATATCCTTTCCTAAGTACACAACAGCTTCTGCATTTTAGACAAAATCCTACAAATAATAATCCTCAAGGCGATTCTCCACTAATTCATTGTTATGATGCTTGGATGGAGAAAAAGCTTGTAGAAAGATATGAGATAGTTGGGGTTTCAAAGGATTTTGGTGGGGCAGTAGTATTAAGGGTTCCGTCAGAATTGATCGAAAAAGCAAACGACCCTGTTAATTACCCAAACGAAGCAGCTGAATACAGACAACTCCAAGAAGATGCTGCTGCTTTACATGCTGGTGAAAGTTCTTATATTGTACTAACTTCTGATGTAGATGCCACCACTCAAGCAAAATTATTTGATTTTGAGTTAAAGGGTATTGATGGTGGAGGTAAACAATATAATACCTCAGATATTATAGACCAGAAAAGAAAATCAATTTATAACTGTTTTGGTACTGGATTCTTACTATTAGGTCAAACAGGGCACGGTTCTCACTCTCTATCTGATAATCAAATGTCCACCCATGACTATTATGTAGATAGAAATTTATTATATAAAACAGACGTAATTAACAACCAATTAGCTCCAAGACTTTTGGCTATAAATAATATAAGTCTTGATTACGATCAAATGCCAGAATTTGTTCCGGCTGATCCCTCTAAGCCAGATTTAGATATTATTGGTAAGTTTATTCAACGTTCTAAATCTGTTGGTGGTCTTAGTCAAGCTGCGTTAGAAAAACTCTATGCAGATGCCGATTTACCTATCGATGGTATCGAAGAATTGTCTTTTACTGATAAAGGCGATAGTCGAGCTGGTGAATCTGGCGGTTCTTCTGGCACAGGGAATACTCAAAATGGCGGATCTTCTAGTGCTACTAATTCAGAAAATGCCTCTAAAAGTGTTGCGAAGAATTTGGTCTTAGATTACGAAGATAATAATCAAATAGTACTTATAGACTCCAGTACAGGAGAGTCTGTTTTTATAAACAAGGATAATTAATTAATGAGCGATGAAGAAATAAAAAAAGCGACGGAGGGGGATAAACGGAATATTTTAGATTCTGCTCTTAGAAGTTTCTACAAAAGTAGTCCATTCTATGATTCTTGCTACTACTCTCCATGGCTTATGGATTACGACGACACCTATATTTATTTTGAGGTGTGGACTGAAGGGAATGGCTATAAAACTTACCGAGATACTTACTCTTTTAATGGGACTTCAGCGACATTTAGCAACTCTATAGAAGAAGTGGTTCGTCAGACAGAATATGAAGTAGTTCAAACAGAAGCAGATATCGAACGCTCTCTGACCGATAAAATAGTGTCTACTATTGAAAAATATTTTGGCGGCTCTAAGAAATCTAATCAGATTATAAAACAATTTGACGATGAAGAGATGATTGCAATAGAGCCACTGTATATTGCTGCTGGCGAGGTAGATGCGGTAGGAGATACTTACGATCTTGAAGATGCATATGAAATGGTAGCTAATTTTAATAAAGCTATTGAAGAAAAAACTATTTCTCATGGATTATTCCATAAAAGTAAAACAAAATCATATAGTTTTATTAAAACTTGGGTTAATGAATGTGAATGTACTATTGGAGAAACTTTGGTTAAAGAAGGACAACCAATCGTAAAAGTGCAATTTCACAATAAAGAAGCCTGGGAACTGAGAAAAAGTGGAGAGCTAATGGGTTTATCTATTGGAGCCAAAGCTATTTTCGAGGAGTTAGAAGATGAGTGAATTGGATAAAATAAAAGATAAACCAAAAGCGAAACGTAAGCTTAGTAAAATTCGTTTTGATTTTGAGGGAGCTGAAGCTTCTTATACTGATGCTTCCCAAGGCGGGGCTTGTTCTGAAATGAATGAACCTTTCCTCTTAAAGGCCAAAGAAGTCAAACCTTTGACGGAAGGGCAAAAAGCTATTCTTCAAAAAATTGGAGAAGAACCAACCCCATTGGGCAAGAGCTTGTCCGATAAAGATAACAATGTTAGTAAACAAAAGGAAGACGATAAAAATATGTCTGAAAACATGGTAACTCGCGAAGAGTTTGAAAACCTTCAGAAAGCTCTTGCTGTAGCAGAATCAACTAATAGTATTCTGAAATATGGTTTTGAAGCTGAAATGAATAAATCTGTTGCAGATGCTCTGGCCAACCTCGATAAAGAAAGTCGGGAAGCTATTGTCAAAGCGTTTGATAAAATGACAGAAGAAAAAGAAGAGGCTATTAATAAAGCCAAAGAAAAGTCTACTGAAAAAAGTACTTTGGAACAAGAATTAGAAAAAGAAGCTGGCGAATCCGGTGAAGCAGAGGGCGAGAATGTAGAAAAAAGTCTCGTTGAGCGTATCCAAGCTTACCAGAAAAAGAAAGAAGGAGAGTCTAACTAATGCCTGTAAATGCAACTGGTCGTAAATATTTAACTGATTTGCTGAAAGGTGTCAGTACTTTTCACGATGATACTCATATCCGTTTTAATTATGCAACTGTAACTCTTGGTGGTACTGCTACTGATGTTGATCCTATTGGTACTCCTGTTATTTGGGTAGATGCTAATTCTCAATTTGAGATTTATGTAGCACAAGATATTGCTGCCACTATTACCACAGGGGGTTCTCCACTGCCAGACGGTTCTGTGATTGCACTGACCGTAGGTGATGAATTTGGTGTTGGATTTAATAAGCATGATCTGGACCTCAACGATGATCCTGACGCAACTGTTCTGTTTCGTGGAGACGCTGGTGTAGTGGATGAAGGTATTGAGTGGGGCACTGCTGACGCAACTGCACAAGCTGCTTTCTGGGCGCAATTAGAGAAACAACGTATTACTCGTGTTACTAATGCTGAAGTTGTTACTCCGGCCTACACTTCTTAATAAAAGGAATAATAATTAATGACTGTAAAGATTACTCAAAGTGAAATCTCCTTTGATAAAGCCCTGAGTCCAGCTCAAGGTAATGATTTTGAGATGGAAGATATCAGTCCTATTGTACGTAGGACTCAAGTCGCGCCGGGATTGCTTACTGCCCTGTTCGGTGGCGAAACCATGGATATCATGTTACAAACCAATACCGTTAAACATGATGAGTTGGAAGATACTCTGCAACTGCCAGACGGTAAGGCATTCGAGGCTTATGGGCCTGATATTCAGAAAGATAAACCTCGTCAAATGATTTACGAAGTTGGTAGCTTTGGTTTGCGTTCTAATGTAGCACCAAAAGATTATGCCAATCGTCGGATTCCCGGCAGTATGGATCTGATGGATGAAGCATACCTCGTCGAACGGATGAATACTAAAGCAGAAAAAGCTTGGTCTTTGTTCGACGAACTTGGTTTCGCTCAGTTGATCACTCTTGATACTAACATTACTCGTGGTGGACCACAGCCGATTTATAACTTCTACACCGATATTATAGGTACTTCGCGTCCAGCTAAAATTGATATGGATCTTGGTAGCACTACTATTGATCATTTCCAAGCGTTTACTGAGCAATTGCAGTTGCTGGAAACTGATCTGGAAAAAACTTTCAATAGCATGACTACTGCAATTGTTTTATGTGGTAAAGATTTCTTCGCTAGTCGCTTAGAAATTGAAAAACAAGAAGGTTTGGCTCGTGATCTTCGCGGTCCTCTGGATCTGGCATCTATGGGCGTACCACGTAGTAATTTCAATTCTGGTAGTGGCTTGTTCCGTTATCAGTGGTTCGATTCTTTCGATGGTCTGCGTTATATCCTCTACAGTGCGAATATCCTTGGCACCAAGATGATTGCTGATGCTGACGCTTATTTACTTCCTGTAGGTGCTGAAAACTTCCTGCGTCGAGCTTATGCTCCTGCTCAGACTCGTACCTATGTGAACACTTCTGCTCAGACTCGCTATGCCTGGAGTAAGGAAAATGAGCGTAATGGTGTCACTATGGCACAAGAGTCTAATGTCCTTTATCTCGACATTAACCCTCAGCTAATCCGCGCCCTTACCTCTACAACCTAATAAAATAGGTTATATAAGATATGGACCACCAAAGTAAATTACTGGGGTGGTCCTTTTATATAAGGAATTATAATGGCAGCAATAGACAGGGATCAATTGTTATCTGATGCAAAATTATGGTTGCCTGAATCAAATGTTTTATCTGATGCTGAAATGTTGCAGATAATTGAATTTGTTATTCAAAATCAAATTCCTGCGGATGATGATCAATATTATGCTGAAGCTCTTTGTAAGTCCCTGAGAGCAATAGCACTAGCAAATAATGCTAGATATCAGGTAGATTCAGCTGGTAAGCGGAAAGAACAAGTTGGAGATGTAGAAGTTCAGTGGTTTGAAAGAACTTCAGTAAATGTTTGGCCGAATTATATAGATTCATTAAAAGATATTTGTCCTTTATTTGGTTACACAGGTTTGAATACCGGGATCGGAATGAAGATAAACCCCGGAGATAAGTTTGTAATAAATGACTGCCCATGTCCGAAGAAATTAATATTCTAATGATAAAGCTAAAAGTAAAGAAAAAAGGAAATCAATTAGAAAAATTGGTGAAAAATTTCCACGACTTGAACGGAGAGAATGTGCAAGTCGGTCATTTCGCTTCACAAGGAAAACATTATTCTGGTTATACATACCCGGAATTAATGGCCCTTCATCATAACCCCAGAACAAACGGTTTTGATTTTCCTCCCCGTCCAGTATTAGATATTTTATTCGCTAAAAATTTGAATCTAAATTCTCAAGGTATTAAAAGAATACTTTCTCAATATAGAAAGATGGAATTAAATCAAAATGCTAATAAATTTTTATTAGATGCTATAGGAAAATATTTAAGAAACCAAGAGAAAAGAATTTTCGGCTCCTCTGATTTGGCACCAAACGCTGAATCTACGGCGGAACGAAAAGGTAAAAATAGTCCTCTAATTGATACTGGAGACTTGCGGCGGAAAGTAGCTTATAGAACATCTAAGAATAAAGAAATTAAGGAGAGTTAGTGGCAATATCATTATTAAATAAATCAACATTAACTTTTCAGAGAGATGGCGGGGATGGGTATTGGGATGAACATGGCGAATGGGTAGAGGCAACCCCTATTTCTTTTGTTGCCAAAGGTAATATACAACCTTTCCGGGAAGGTAAAGAACAAACAATATTACCAGAAGGTAAAAAAGCCACAGATGCTTTTATTTTTTATACCAAAACTCAGATAAATACTGCGTCTCAGTTTACTAAGGAGTTGGCAGATACTACAACAATAGACGGTTTAACTTATTACGCCCTTGCTGTAGAAGACTGGTCTAAACAACCTGGGCTAGTGCCAACACACTGGAAAAATGTACTTCTACGTGAAGATCAACCTACTAATGGGGGTCTTTGATGAGTATAGCTTTAGATACGATTCTTGATAAATTTCTTAGTGTAGCTAGAGACGCATTAGACGGACAGTTGTCTACAATCGGACCTCCCGGTAATCCTATCCCAGCTGTTATCAAAGAAAGACAGAACGGCACAATTCCAGACTATCCCTACGCTTCGATCAATATTCTCGATATAACAGAGAATGGTGAATGGCTTTTACAGGACTATATTGACGATGACGATAATTTAGTATACGAAAACAATAAATATTTGTTTATGAATTATAGAGTTTATGGCGGAAACGCCTTAGAAATTGCAAATAATTTGTATGGATACTTCAGAATTGAAACAGTATTGGATTCTATAAGGCAAGTAACCGGCGGCGCTGTTGTTCAATTATTTGATATTGATTCTCTACCCACCCTACTTTCAGATACATTTTTAGAAACAGCAAGTTTTAATTTTGTTTTTGGGATTACAGATACGCTTATCATACCAGACACAGGGACAAATTTTATCAGTTCTATTGGTTTGGATGGTGAATTACTACATGGTGAAGGAGATCCCGATCCATTAGATATTAATGTTAATGCCCCCTAATTAAAGGAGAAATCATGGCGTTACAGGATAAAATTGCCCAAATCCTCATTTCGTTACAAACTACACCAGTAACGCAAGCAGGTTTCGGCACTATTCTATTTATTTCGGACGATCAGCGTTTTATTGAACGTATTCGTTCTTATGCTTCCTTAGATGCAGTGGCAGAAGATTTTGAGACTACAGATGCGGCTTTTATTGCTGCAAATAGTGCTTTCTCGCAGAATCCTGCCCCAACTGTATTCAAAATAGGAAAAAGACAAGCAGACAGTATTTTGACCCCAGAAAATGTTGCGGAAGATACTGTCTACAATATTACCGTCATTGTTAATGATAATGACAGCGTAACTGCAACTTATACGGCATTAGCCTTAGATACAGCAGAAGAGATTGTAACCGATCTTGCGTCTCAGATAAATGCAAACGCTGATGTAGCAGATCATGTTACGGCAGCTGTGGTAG